CACTGCGCATCACGGATGCGGATGCGCCGCTTCCCGACGATCAGCTCACGCACGTGCATCTCATCCCCCTTGCTGCTGCAGTTGATTCACCCCCTTACGCAGCGGCAGCCGCCGGGCCTCCCTACCCGGCGCAAGCGCCCGCGCCCTCGAGTACTCCTCCCACCACCAATCCACCGAGGGCGCGGGTCTCCTTCAGTCCCGGCGCGAAGCTGGGCAAGGGTTTCTATTCCTGGCCTGTGGAGCTCTGCAACAATTCCACCGATTCCGGCCAGCAGATCGATTCCGGCCTCGTGGTGGAGGCCGCCATCGCAAGCGGGATTCCCTATGCGCCGGCGAGTGAGGCCTCCATTGCAAATACCGCACAGCGCAATCGATCGGTGCCCGTGGTCAGCTCCAATGTGGCTGCGGGCTTCGGTCACGCCGGCGCGCTGCTCCTCGCTGCAGGCGTTATCGCAGCGAAAGCCACGCCGCTCGTGAGCGTGCTGGTGGGCACGCAGGGCGCGGAATCGCTCTCGAAGTTCTTCAGTTCGCAAGCCACGCCGGATTTTTCGAGCCGCTTCCCGAACCAGCTCGGCGACACGCTCGCCCTCGGCCCCGGTGCTTGCACTCAATCTGTTTTGTTCGCGCGCAAGACGAAGGGCGCGAAGCCCATCGCCCGCGTTCCCATCCAGTAGGAGGATTTTCTCATGACGCCCGTATCGATGCCTGTTGTTCCGCCGCAGCCAGCCGGCCAGGTCACCTATCCGGTCTCGAAGCTCTATCTGTTCCACGAATATGACAGCGCCGCGCAGTATGCCGCAGCCTTCGCCGTGCAGCCACCCGCTTTCGATCCGACGCGCCGGCAGAAGACCTGGTTTGATTCGACAGTCGACGTGAGCGATCCGCTGGCAACGGTGCCGTACAAGGCATGGCGGAAGAACCCTACGACGAGTGCGTGGTCGCTGCAGGTGATCGCGATGCCGGCCAGCGAGGCCGCTACGGTGAACATTGTACCGCCGTCCTCGCCAGGCCCCGCGCCGCTCACGCCCTGGGAAGTGCCCTCGCGCGATCTGCTGCCGAACGAAAAACCCGCACGCATGCCCATGGGCCTGTACATCCAAAACACCGACCTGCTGCAGCAGGCCGAGCAGGACATGGGCGCTTTCACCGCCGCCGACCGCGCGATGCTCACCGAAATCCTGAGCCTTCTGCAATCGCTGGCAGCGCAGAAGCTGGCCGCGTAAGAACAATTCCGTGCGCGCTGTTCTGAACGAAGATCCTCGCCGCATGTTTGACGCTCTCGATACTCCGGGCGGTCACATTGCAGTTTGCTTCGTGCTGCTGTGTCTGGCTGCGGTGTTCTTCGTCCTCGGCCTGCGCTCCGAGGGCCACGATCTCATCATCTTCGCGTCGGGCGTCCTGTCGCGTTCGATGATGGGCAAGACCTGAATTCCAAAAGGAGAACCTGAAACCATGGGAACCGCACCTGCTCCTGGTCCCGCGCCGGCCACGCCGTTGAGCCTGACCGCTGCCATTGCCGCTGTTGAAGCTTCGCAGACCGCTGTTACGAATCAGCAATCCGTTATCGCGAATGACACCGCCGCTGCCGCCGCCATCCAAGCCAAGCTGGATGCTGCGAACGCGGTGGTCGCAAACGATCAGGCGGCGCTCGTGCCCTTGAATGCCACCGCTCTGAACGATCTGCAGAACCTGCTTGCCAGCACGCAGGCTGCGATCGCCGCCCTCACGCCGTCCTCGCCGCCTGCATCGTAGATCCACGGGAGAACCGATGCTGAGCCTGATGCTTCTCGAAGCGGCCGCGCAGCGTGGCGCTGAGCCTGTTACGGCCAGCGAATTCATGATTCATGCTTACACCTCGGTCATCATTGCCCTGCTGGGGGTGATTGCCTCGCTGCTGTCGTATTTGCAGGCGCGCGCTGCCGCAAAGCATGCGGGCGATGCCAAGCACATCGTGGATGAAGTGCAGATCAAGCTGAACGGCCGCCTGGACGAACTGCTCGAACGCACGCGCGAGGCGGGTCACCAGCACGGCCGCGCCGAGGGCATCATGGAGGAGCGAATGCGGAGGCAATCGGGATGAAATTCGCGATTTTCGCGGTGATTTTTTCCCGCGCGCTTCTCGCGCAAACCTCGGTCAACGTTGCGGCCTCCGCGAGCTGCCCGCCGAGCACCGCAACCCGCATCGTGATTGCGCTCTCGGCTGGCTCGAAAGTTGCGCCGCTGAGCTGCCTGATTCTCGATCCGGCCAGCTTCGTCGTCGATAAGACCACGAATCCACCCACCGTTCACGTCGCATTTCCGACGCCACCTGCGCCTTCCATCATCAATTTCATGGATGACGACTCAGCCTGCGCGGCCTGGCTGACTTCCACCACGTACACCTTGACCCATCCCCCCAATCCGGCGTCGTCGCTTTCCATTACGCAGAACGGCCTGGCGCTGAAGCAAGGCGTGGATTTCACGGTTTCCGGGAGCACGGTCACTTTCCTTTTTAATCCGCCGGCACCCACCGATACACTGGTTTGCCGCTATCGCTACTGAGGCGCATGACTGAGAGGATCGTCGTCAATACCTACGGCGCTCGGCCGCACGCTCCGGATTGGCGCGGCGGGGTTCCCGAGATCCGTTTTCGTGAGGAACTGCCGGGTTCGCCACTGCCCGTGAAAATCTTGGTCCGCGATGGCAAGGCGCTGAGCACCGAGGGTGCGGAGTTGCTCGAGAAGAAGACGCGGGAATGCGCATGAAATCTGCACTGTGGTTCACGTGGCTGACCGGCCTCACGCTGCTGGTGCTCTCCGAGCGGGATAAGCGCCGTGCGACGAAGCAGGTTCCAGCGTCACTACAGTCTGATCTGGCGATACTCGACTCGCGGCTCAAGGTTTTGGAACAGCGTGCGAAACGCGCCAGGGCGCGCGGGAAACGATGATGTGCCCTGGGCCGCTTGCCTTCCCTGCCGGCATCCCGGCTGCGGCGCTTACGCGGTTCGCGAAGGCCGCTGTGAGGAGCATCGCCAGGATCTCGTCGATCGCCGCGGGAAAACCGCAGAGCGCGGATATGATGTCATCTGGCGAAAGTTCCGCGCGTGGTTCTTGCGCCGGCATCCGCTCTGCGTGGGCACGGGCGATCCGCCGGACCCGAACTGGATTCCGTTCGAGATGGAAATGCGCCGCGCGTGCGGTGCGATTGCTACAGAGGTGCATCACATCAAAAAGCTCGCTGAGTTTCCCGAGCTGCGCTGCGTCGAAGTGAACTGTCTGCCGCAGTGCGATTCCTGCCACGCCGTCCGCACGCGGCGCGGCGAATAAATCCCCAATTTTAAGGAGAAAAACACATGTCTCAGGTCCCTGGTCTGAACCAAACGCTGATTTCGTCTACGGGCGCGCAGGGCGTCACGCCCACCGGCCCGGCCGAATTCTTTCCCATCACTGCGGGTGGCGTGGCAAATATCACCGTACCGGCACCTACGATCGACGGCATAGAAGCCACGTTCATCGATGAGGGCGGCCACGCGCACACCATCGTGTGCACGGGCTGCTTGAACGGCGGCACCACGAATAACAAGCTCACGTTCGGCGGCGCGGCCGGCGATTCGGTGACGCTCTACAGCCGCAATGGTTCCTGGTGGACCACGTCGTTGATCGGCGTCACGGTCAGTTAGGGCGAGTGGAGAAGGCGGCCGTGCGGGGCGCGAGTGAACCGGACGCCGCGTCCCGTGAAAATTTCGATCTCCAGGATTTCTTGCTCGCGCTTGGCGTCATTTCTCTCGAGACGGGCGTGGCGCTGCTTTCCGTCCCTGCCGCGCTGATCCTTGGCGGCGCGCTGTGCCTGTTTTTTGCATGGTTGATCCAACGCGCAAAACAACCGAAGAAGCCGCATGGGACTGCTAAGTCGTAGGCTCGGCTTTCAAGCGATGACGGTGGAAGACCCGGCGCAGCCGTGGCTGCCGTATTCGGCCATGGTTGAGTCGCTCTGGTTGGGGCGTTCGGATGCCGGCGTGCTCATGAACGAGCACGAGGCCATGCGCATCACTACGGCGCTGGCTTGCGTGAAGATCATCAGCGAGGACCTCGGCACCGTTTCCCGCGAAATCATGCAGAAGTTGCCGAACCACAGTTTCCGGGTGGCTGACGACCACCGGCTGTGGGGCATGCTGCACGATCAGCCGAATCCCAACATGACGGCTGCGGTTTTCTGGGGCGCGTTCATCGCCAGCATGCTCGGCTGGGGAGCCGGCTACGCCTGGATCAAGCGCGATGGCGCGGCGCGCGCGACTTCGCTCATCCTGCTTGCGGCCGGCAAAACCTCGCCGGTAAAAGTAAACGGCAAGCTGATGTTCGCCACCACGCAAACGGATACGGGTGCGGCAGTAGCGATCGATCCGGAAAACATCCTGTACGTTCCTTACCTCACTTTCGATGGCGTTACGCCCGTCAGTCCGATCAAGAATTGCAAGAACGCGTTCGGCCTGGCGTATGCCGCGGAGAAGTTCGGTGCGCAACTGTTCGGCAACGGCGCGCGCGCCACGGGCGTGCTCTCGCATCCGAACACGCTCGAGGGCGAGGCATACGAGAATCTGAAAAAATCCGTGCGCGAGTGGGCCACGGGCGAGACGGCGCTGCGCCCGATCATCCTCGAGGAAGGGATGAAATGGGAGCAGATCACCATCAATCCCGAGGATGCGCAGTTCCTCGCCACGCGGCAGTTTCAGCGCGTCGAGATCGCCTCGCTCTATCGTGTGGCCATGCATCTCCTGCAGGATCTGCAGCGCGCCACGAACAACAATATCGAGCACCAATCGCTCGATCACGTGAAACACTGTTTGCGGCCGAACGCCGTAAAAATCGAGCAGGAAGTCAACGTCAAGCTGCTCGGCGGTCCGTTCACCATGGAACACAACCTGAAAGACATGCAGCGTGGCGATTTCGCGAGCCAGGCTGCAGGGTTCCAAACGTTGCGCAATATCGGCGCGTATTCGGTCGACCGCATTCTGGGCGAGATGCGCGAGAACCCCATCGGCGAAGCGGCCGGTGGCAATATCCGGGTCGTGCAGGGCGCATTCATCAACCTTTTGTCGTTGCTGCCGGGTGGCGGCGAAGGCGGTGGCTCCACTGCGCCGGCAGATGCCAGTGGTCCGGATGAGTCGCAGCCCTTTGACCGGCTCGGGCCTGCGTTCCGCGTGCTGATGCGCGATGCTGTGGGCCGGATCATCAACCGTGAAAATCGCGACGCGAAATCGGTACGGAACGCTTTCCGGCCGGTGGTGCTAGCGGCAGTGCAGGCCTCGTTAGCCATGCGCTTCGGTAATGCCACGTTGACGGACCGTGATTTCAATGAAATCGACGCCATTCTGGCGCAGCTCGAGAAGGCCGCGCCGCAATGGGATCGGAGCCAGGCGTCGGCGCTTGCCGATCGTCTCACCGGCCTGGTTTACGACACATTTGCAGGCGGACCTGGTGTGCGTCTGCTAACACCTGGAACCTAGAACCTGAAACCTGGAGGTTTTAACATGCCCCGCAATCTCTCTCGAACGCCGAAAATTCATTCGAGGATGAAACCGTTTTTCAAGGCCGCGCTGCAAGCCGATGGCACGCTCGAGCTGCTGGTGTACGAAGACATCGGTGAGAACTGGTGGGACGGCGGCGGCATCACCACGAAAACTGTCAAACAGCAGATCGATGCGGCCGGCAACTATTCCAAGATCCTGATCCGCATTAATTCACCCGGCGGCGATGCATTCGAGGGCATCGGGATCTACAACCTGGTGCGCGCCACCAAAAAGCCCGTCGAAGTGAATGTGGACGGCATTGCGGCGTCCTCGGCCTCGATTATCGCCATGGCCGGCGACGACATCGTCATGGGTCCTAACGCGCTCATGATGATTCACAACGCCTGGTCGTGGTGCATGGGCTACGCCTCGGACATGCGCAAGATGGCCGAGGCCCTGGACAAAATCTCGGGCGCGATCGCGCAGACCTACGTCACGAAAACGAAAAAAGAGCTTACCGATGTGCTCGCGTTGATGGACGCCGAGACCTGGATGACGGCGCAGGAATGTCTGGATGGCGGCTTTTGCACCGAGATCGTGAGCGAACCGGATGAAACGCAGCCGGCGGCGCTGGCGATGGCGCGGAATTTCAAGGGTCTGAGGCTGCTGAAGAAGGTTCCCGATGCCATCAAACCGAAAGATGGCGTGGCTTGCACTTGCGATTGCGACAATTGCGTGGCGGGCGCGTGCGAGAACTGCAACAACGAGGATTGCACCGATCTGAACTGCGTCGATTGCCCGATGCAGGAAGCGGCTGAAACGGCGGCGCGGGCGTTCGTGCGCCCCGCAGCCGGCATCATGCCGGTGGCTGCGAGCGCGGATCTGGCGGGCTACGAGCGATTGCTCGCCCGCATGGATCGAGATCGACTTCGGGGTGCTGGCACCTAAACCCTAGCACCTAGCACTTGCTTTTTCCCAAGCTTCCCCCTGCGCCAACTAGCCGAGAGGCTGACAGCCGGGAAGCGTGCGATGCAACGAACGCCAGGGCGTTCGCGGGCTCGACACCAAACGAGGAGAGCATTTCAGAAATGGCGTACCAGAAGGCACTACGTGAGAAACTGGCGCGGCTGTCTGCGGACATGCACGCAATTCTGGATGTGGCGAAAGCCGACAACAATCGCGGCCTGACCTCCGACGAGCGCACCAAGTGGCACGCGTTGCAGGAGGAGTACAACAACGTCGAGAAGGACATCGAGATCGCTGAAGCGACGGAGAAAATCAGCAACGCTCTGGGCGCGCCGGCGAGTCCCGCTGCTGCGGCGGCGAGGCCTGGCCAACCGCAGATCGCGGAATTCACCGTCGAGCAGATGCGAGATATGTTCTCGCTCAAGCCGGCGCAGGTGCGTGAGCGCGAGAAGTTGTATGCCGCGAATCCTTACGAGCGGGCGTTCCATAACTATCTCCGGCAGGGCATGCAGCACGAGGGCGCGTCGGGCATCAGCTCGGATGATCGCAATTTGCTCACGCAGATTACGGTGCAGAACGCGCAATCGGGCACGGTGGGCAGCCAGGGCGGTTATCTGATCCCGCAAGGATTCTCGGACAACCTGATGGAGGCGATGAAGTGGTTTGGTGGAATCGATGGCGTGGTCGGAGAGTTTCCGACCTCGACCGGCAACCAGGTGCCCTGGCCGACCATCAACGACACCACGAACAAAGGCCGCATCCTGGGGCAGAACGTCCAGGCTGTTGAAACCGATTTCGTGACGGGCCAGGTGATGTTCAACGCCTACATCGGATCGAGCGATATCGTGCTGATCCCGATCGCGCTGATCGAGGACAGCTATTTCGATATGGACGCGCTGACTGCTCGGCTGCTCGGAATCCGGCTCGGCCGTCTGCTGAACTGGAAGGGCACGGTGGGCACGGGATCGAGCGAGCCCACCGGCATCGTCACGGCCGCTGCGAATGCGGGTAATGTCGTACAGCTTGCTGCGGGCAACACCACGAGCATTTCGTACGCGAACCTAGTTACTGTCGAGCACTCAGTCGATCCGGCATACCGCTTCAACCCGGCCACTCGCTGGATGATGTCCGATGCCGAGTTGAAAAACATCAAGCTGCTCACCGACAGCCAGGGGCGCCCGTTGTGGCAGCCTAGCCTGACGGCCAGCTTCCGCGAGGGCGCGCAGGTAGACATCACGGCGTCGAAGCCGACCATCCTGGATCATCCCTACATCATCAATCAGGACATGGCCACGCCCGCCGCAAGCGCGTATTCGCTGCTGTTCGGCGATATGAGCCTGTTCAAGCTGCGCCGCGTGGCTGGCGGCATTACGGTGCAGCGCCTGGTGGAGCGTTATGCAGAGTATTTGCAGGTCGCGTTCCAGGCGTTCATGCGATTCGACTGCAATCTGGTGGACGCCGGTACGCATCCGATCGCGGTCATGCAGCAATCGGCGACGTAGAAAAAAGCAGGTTCCAGGTGTTAGGCGTCAGGGACATCCTAAAACCTAACACCTAACACCTAGCACCTAACACCTCGTGAGTAAAAGGAGCAACTCAATGAAGAAACGCGTAAAAATTCTGCAATCCATCGCGGGTACGGGCGATCCGTCCAAAGAGGACCTGGAGCGCAAGTACACGCGCATTCGAAGCGAGGCTATCGTGCGCTCCAATGCGGCGAAGCAGATCGGTAAGCCGGGAAAGACCGAAGCGGAAATTGACTCCCTCGTGAACGAGGAGAAGAAGCGGGACGCCGCCATTCCGCGGCTGTCCGGTCACATCGGCCAGTTCGCCTACAAGCCGGGCGACGAAGTGGCGCTCGACGCGGAGCTGGCAGAGAAGTGGGAAGCGTGCGGCGTCTGCACGCTTCTGCCGAATCAAAAAGCGGCGTAAAAACAGGTGCCAGGTGTTAGCGAACGCTGTCTGCTGAAACCTGAAATCTGACACCTAGCAGCTAGAACCTAGCACCTGATTTTCCATGGCTTTGACCCTTGTCACGCCGCCGCCGGTTGAGCCGGTGTCGCTGCTCGAGCTGAAAGAGTTCGTGCGTGTGGACGCCGGCGACACCTCGCAAGACAATCTGCTGACCACTCTCGGGATGGCGGCGCGCACATGGGTCGAAGCCTTTCTGCAGCGGCGGCTGGTGCAGCAGGTGTGGAACCTGCAGCTCGATTACTTCCCTGGCCAGATCGATACCAAGCTCGCGAACCAGGCGTTCTCAACGCCGCTGGTGAGTGGCGGAACGGCGCTGCTTTCGGGGCTGCGCTACGCGATCCGGCTTCCCTATCCGCCGGTTTCGCAGATCGGCAGTTTCACGTTCACATCGCCGAACGGGAATGTGATCGCGCTCGAGCCGGGCGTGGATTATACGGCGGATCTGGCTGCTAATCCGGCGCGCCTGGTTCCGTTTTTCGGCAAGATGTGGCCGCCGGCGATGGTGATTCCGAATGCGATTTCCGTGATCTACGTCTTGGGTTACGCCATGTTCCTGGTGGTGAGCCTGACGAGCACCAGCGCGCCGTACACCGCAATCCAGGCGCAAAATTACGTGTTCGAGCCCAGCGATATCAACCGGCCGATTTCCATCGATGGCGCTGGGCCGAACGGGAGCGCGCTGAACACAGTGATAGCGAGCATCTCGTCGCCGCCGGATTCGAACGCCGTATTGCGCGATGAGGCCATTTCCGGCGTAAAAAACGCGGACGCACTGCTGGTGAACAATCCCAACGCGAATCCCGCGCACTGGGAGCTGGCGAAATCGGGCATCAAGCTGCTGGTGGAACGTTGGTTCGAAATCCGCGTGCCTGACGAGAACACGGTGCCGGCAGCGGTGCGATCGCTACTCAGCCCGGCCAGGAATCTGATCGTCTGATGCCCGTCAGGATCGTGAATGGCGTCCCCGTGCTGGACCCGGCCAGGCTGCGGCACCAGGTCTTATTCCTCGAGCCTACCGCTGGAAGCGACGATTCCGGATCTATTGTTACGTGGGCGCCCGGCAATCCGCCGGATATCGCCTGGGCCGAAATCGTGCCCACGCGCGGATCGGACATCATCAAGGCCGGCCAGGACATTTCGCAGGTTTGGCTGACGATCACCATGCGCTACAACGCCTCGAAAACACGCACGCCGAACACGCGGCTGCAAACGCCGAGCGGCAGCATCTTCGTGGTCCAGGCCATCGAGAACGTGCTCGAAATGAACGTCTGGCTGGTGCTAACCTGCCTGGGCCTCGGAGCGAACGCATGAATACGAACGTGGCGTTGGCGGACTGCAGGTCCGCCAAATCGGTGTTCGCGGCCTATTCGGCTAAGCCACATGGCGGGTTTTCGGCTGCAGCCGCCTCTTCCCAAGTGCCAAACTTTAGTTCGCGGTTTGAGGCTGGCGACCATGAGTCCTCATTCCGAATCAACTCTCCTGCTGGTTTCCTTGAAGACTTATCGAACAGTGAAAAACGAGTGGGTTCCGTCTCGGACTGATAAAGATCGAAGGGCATCAGTGCCCGATTCTAACAGGAAAGTATCGACGTAACGCACTGTTTGCGTCCCGAAATGAATCCGCTGGTCACCTGCCTTTGCCTCACGCACAATCGCCGCGAATGGCTGCCCGCCGCGATCAGTTACTATCTGCGCCAGACCTATCAGCCGCGCGAGTTGCTCGTGGTGGCGACGGGCGATGAGCCGGTGTGCGACCTGGTGCCTCGCGACGATCCAGCCATCACGCTGCTGAACATCGGCTGGACGGTGAAGGTCGGCGAGAAGCGGAATCTGGGGTGCGAAGCTGCCCGCGGCGGAATCATCGCCGTGTGGGATGACGACGATTACTCCGCACCGAAACGCCTGGAGTTTCAGGTTGTGCGCCTCGAGGCCACGCAGAAGGCGGTCACCGGCTTCCGCGTCATGAAGTTCACTGATGGCCGGCGCTGGTGGCGATACACGGGGCATTCCGGGTTCGTGCTGGGCACGTCGCTCTGTTTCCGGCGCGAGTGGTGGCGAATGCATCCATTCGCCGATCTGCAGGTCGGCCAGGACGAAATGTTCGGGGCCGAAGCGCAGCGCGAGCAGCAGCTCGCTTTCGAAGGCGATCACGACCTGATGTATGCGACGGTCCACCCCGGCAACACCAGCCCGCGCGTGATCTCCGGTCCTGCTTGGGCCGAGCTCCCCGCCTTCGTCTGGCCGGAACTCGAACTGGCTGGAGTGTTGAGAGAACCATGAAAGGTAGGAGAAAACATGCAGCCTAACTCTCTCGGCTTGATTGCTGTTCCGAGTCCTGGAACGGCTGTGCGGGTCACGGCGAATACGAATCTGTGGGCGAACCGCATCCGTTTCGCCGACGTGATCGGTGAGACTGGGCGGAAATTTCTCGGCGTTCAGGGCATGAACAAGGGCACGAGCGCCGGCGTGCTGAAGGAGTTCTGGCCCACCGGCTCGGGCGGCGGCATGGCGGACGCGTACGAGATTTGGGCCGCAACGGAGCACGATCTCCTGCGGCTCTCGGATTACTGGATCGACGCGAACAATGCAGGTGAGGGTTTGATAGTGGCTTACTGGACGCCAGCGACGCCGGATCAGGTGGCAGCGGAACCGCAGATCGCATGATTGAGGGTGCCCGAGCGTGATCGAAGGCGGGCTGGTCGAATACATCCAGGCAGGGCTGGCGGCGCTCTCCCCGCCGGTGAATGTGCCGGGCGGATTCGCCGACGTGCTTCCGAAGGATACGATTTCGAGCGGCACGCCGCAGGCTTGGCTGTATCGCTCCGTGATGTCCGCACCGAGTTATGTGCTGGCAGGACAAACCGGGTGGACGGACTGGCATGTGCAGATCGACTGCCACGGCATCACGCCGCTACAGCGGGATCAGCTCGCGCGAGCCATTAACGTGGTTCTGCGCGGCCTGCTGCGGCCCGTCACGCTGCCCGATCAGGCGCAGACCTTCGTGTTCGGCGCATTTTGTGAGGACGAGAGCAAAACCGGTTACAGCGACGCGAACCGCACCTGGGTGCGTTCGCTCGAGTACGTCGTCTCGTACCAGCAGGTTTAATTTCCGCAGATACCGGTGGAAGCCGGTGTCTGGATAGCTCAACCAAAGGAGAACCACCATGCCGAATCCGACGCCTCCGGCATACGCCGGCTCGAAAGCGCAAACCAGCCAGGGCACCTGCATCTGGGTGAATCCCTCGGGTAGTTCGCCGCCCACCTGGGTCTTCATCGGCGAATGCCTGGGCGCGCAATTCAGCGATAAGAACATGTTCGACAAGTCCACGAACCTGCAATCGACGGCAGAGGAGTTCCTCGCGCTGCTCTCCGATCCGGGCAAGCTGAACGTCGAGCTGAACCGCGTGAGCACCGATGCCGGCCAGGCCGCGCTCAGCGCTTCATATCACGCGACTCCACCGACGCGCCTGCAGTACCTCGTGGTGTTTCCTATCAACGAGGCCGCCGGGCAGACGACGCAGGGCGATAGCCGCACCTTCCTGGCGTATGTCGAGGAGTTCTCGCCGCAGATCAAGGTGAACACCCGCATCACTACGAAGTTCACGCTGCAGATCAGCGGCCCGATCACGGAAGCCGAGGGTAGCTGATGGCGAAACGTGAGACTGCGGCGAGCACGACGTCCGATCCGGTGGTGGATTTCGCGGCACTCAAAATCGACGGCGAGACCTATCGTCTCGCCTATGATTTCAACGCCATTGCGGACGCCGAGAAGCTGGCGGACGCCAATCTGCTGCACGGAATTGCCGGGTTGCTGGGCAAGGGCGCGAATGCTGCGCAGATTCGCGGCCTCCTCTACGCGGCGCTGCGCAAGGCGCATCCGAAATTGACGCTACCCCAGGTCGGTTCGTTGATCCGGATTGACACCATTCCCGATATTTACGGGGCAATCGAAGCGGCGTATCGACTCTCGCTGCCGGAGGCGAAGAAGCACCTGCTGGACCCTCTGCCGGGCGGAAGCGATCGAAGCTCCCCGCCCTTACCAATCGAGAGCTCTGGCAGCGATGCTGGTCCACCGCCCGCTTCGCGCTCGGATTGACCGATGAGCAATTCTATGGACTCACGCCGCGCCAGTACGCGCTGCTGCTCGAGCGGCATCGCGAGCGCGAGCGGCACACGGAGTATCTTGTTGGGCTGGTGGCCGCAACCATTGCCAATTGGAGCATGGGCGCGCCTAAGGAGCCGCTCAAACCACGCGACTTCCCCCTGGTGCAGTTGCAGGAGCCGGAAGTGCCGAGACGGATCAATCGCAAGCGGATCGCGCGCGAGATCCGCGCCGGGTTCGACCGCGCGGCCAGGCATCAGCCGAAAGGCCCGGTCATGAAGACGGCAGACCTTTTGCGCGGAGCAACATTCCAGTGAGTGCCGGTCCCTTTCTGACGATTTCGTTGTGGCAGCCATGGGCCTCCCTGGTGGTGCTCGGCGCGAAGCATTACGAAACGCGGATTTGGAAGTATCCGCAAGACTATCGCGGCAGGCGCGTCGGCATCCACGCGGCGAAGGACTCGCGGTATCTGTCGCTGATCCGCACCGAGCCGTTCGCTTCTGCGCTGGCGAACGCGCCCTGGCAGACGCCATGTCCGCTGGGGGCGATCCTTGGCAGCGCTGTGCTCGGCCAGGCGCAAGTGGCGGTGGCCGCGAATGTGCCTCTGATCGAGCGGCAATTTGGCGATTTCGGACCTGGGCGGTGGGCCTGGGAGATGCTCGAGCCGAAGATTTTCGATGTGCCGATCCCTTACAAGGGCCGGCAGGGATTTTTCTACTCGGATCTGGAAGCCGCGCAAAAGCAGAGTCTGTTCGATGGCCAATGATCTGGTTCCCATCGAGGGTCTCGAAGAGGTCCAGCAGATGCTGGCGGGTGCCCCGCGCGTCATCGTGGGGACGGCGTTTGCGCGGGCGCTGAAGGCGGGCGCCACGGTGATCGAAGAGGCCCTGGTCGCGCGCACGCCCGTGCGCGAAATCCGATCCGGCGGCGATATTGACGAACCCGCGCTGATCGAGAATCTGAAGGTGGACATCACCCTCGACGCCGATCTCCGCGGCGGCACGGCCGAGATCGGCTTCGGCAAAGCGGGCTACGTGGCGAATTTGGTCGAGTACGGCCACCGCATGGTGAGTCACGAAGGCAAACAACTCGGGAGCGTCCAGCCGCACCCTTTCATGCGACCCGCAGCCGAGCTATCGGCGGATGCGGCGATAGAGGCCTTCGGCGACACGCTCGTGGAAACGCTGCGGGGTCAACTGTTGGATTAGGATATGTGCCTTTGGGCTATTGAGAGGAAGCCGCTGCGACAGGCACTATGTTGACATGAAGCCTCTCCTCTGCTGCGCGGCTATCGTGGTTCTGATGCTTGTTTTCTGTGGCTGTGACCGGGACCGGGAAAAGCTTATGGAGATCCGGCACGAGTCGAGAATGAGCAGTAGCCTGAGGCTTGAGAATGACGAGCTGCGGCTGAAAAATGACCAAACCGCGAACGAGATCGCTGAACTGGAGCACAGGCGCAAGGACCTCCGCAAAATCGCGGTCGATGAGGCGATCATCCGGGAGGACTACCTGGCCAACGATGTTGCCCGGCGCATCTACGAACTGAGGAACAACACTGCGGTGCGGAAGCAAATCGATGCACTAGATGAAGGTCTCGACGAGATGGTTGAGCGCTGCGGCTTGGGCGGCTTGGACAAGGGCGGCATCAAGACCATGCAGGATTTGGAAACGCGCTGCAGTGACCTGAACGCCGCAGCGAAACAGATCGAAGCGATCTGGCTGTCCACACAACCCGTGGCTGAACGCTGACACCTAGCACCTAGCACCTGAAACCTGTCTTTCCGCTGACACCTAGCACCTAACACCTGAAACCTGTTTTTCCCTAGCACCTAACACCTGGAACCTCTCTTATGGCCCGCAAAGCCGGCGTCATCACCATCAATCTGAACGCGGGTACGGCGCAGTTCTTCGCCGACATGGACCGCGCGAACGCCAAGATCCGCGAATTCGGAACGGGTCATGTCACCGAGGCGCGCGCGACCGCCGCGGCGATGAAGACGCTCGAGGGGAACCTACTCAGCAACACGCGTGCGGCCGATAAGTTCCTGGAATCGGTGCTCGGGATGGGGCCGGTGATGCAGGCGGCATTTCCGATCATAGGCGGGATCGCCTTCGGCGGGATGCTCGTCGATATCGGGAAAAAAGCGTATGAGTTCTGGAAAGGCATGCAGGAAGGCCCCAAGAAAATCGCTATTGCTTTCCGGGAACTCAACGCGCCGCTACGCCTGACCAACGACGAGCTGGCCCTCTCGAATGCGCGCCTGGCGAACGATATCGCGCAGCTCGAGGGAAAGCGGCAGAACAATCTCGCCGTGGCGCTCGCCGAGGCCGTGGTGCAGGCAGATAAACTGGCCGATTCTCTGGACAAGGATCTTAGCGGTTTGGACAAGCTGCTCGAGCAGCAAAAGGTGGGATTTTGGGAGCAGCTTTTTGGCAAAGCGGGCACATCAGACCTAAAGGAAGAAATTGGCGACTTTCGGGAGCGAATCGCCGACATCACTGCGGAGGGGAATGAAAAGATACGCCGGGCGACGGATCTGAAGGCGAAGGATGCCGCGCAGCTCGAATTGAACACGAAACTGCAGAAGGCCTATGGCGACGAGCTGGCCAAAGTGAACCAGCACATCAAAGAGGCGCAGGACCTGGCCAAGCCGCGTACGGTGGAAACCTACGGATATGCGCAGGGGCCGGTGATGCGCACGACGGTGGGTGCAGATGAGAGCGCGCGCCTCAAGATGCTGGAGAGTATGCGTATCCGGCTTCAATATGAGTCCGCCGGGATCGATTTGAGCGCGACTCAGGGCAATTTGGCGGCGCGCAAAACGGCTCTCCAGGAAAGCGCCGCCGCCGCCGTAGAGCGGCCATTCGAAGACCGGATGAACGCGATTCGCGCCCAGATCGACGCCGTGAACGAAAAGATGAAGGCCATCGGCCAGCCCGAAGCGGCGCAGATCATGGCCAAAGCCTTCGGCGACGCGGAAAAGGCGATCACCGAGGTGAATAAAACCCTCGAGCATCACCAGACGCAGTTGACCGGTGCGCAAAAGGCGCAGATCACCGCAGCCGAGCAGACGCTGGCCACCGCCGAGGCCGAGGCGCAGTGGCGCACGCGCCTGGCCGCGTCTACGACGGCGATCAACGATCGCATTGCTTCCACGAATTTGCTCACAGCGGCGATCGGCAAGGGCTACGAAGCCGTGCGTGCGGCGAATGTGGAGTCGCGCCTGATGGAATTCACGGCGCAATATGGTGCAGATTGGGCGCGCACACCAGAGCACAATGCGGAAATCGCCCAGCTCCGCTCCCGCTACCAAGCCGAGTTCGACGCCAAGCACGGGGAGCAACAGGCGCAGGCGATTGCCCATTTGCACGAGCAGATTGACCTTGAGCACGCGCTTGCGGCGGCGCAGGCGCAGGGCGCGGAAGCGGTCCGCCAGGCCGCGCTTGCCGAACGTCTGCGCCAGCTCGGCATCGCCGGTGCGAGCCGTGAGCAGTTGGCGGTCGAGAAGGAGCTGGCCGAAGCGCAGCGCGAAAACGCAGTGGCGGCCGGCATCGCCAAAATTGACGAGCGTATCGAAGCGACCGAGCGCCTGACGGCAGCCACGCTCAAGAGCGCGGCAGCGGTGCGTGAGGCAACACTCGCTAATCGTCTGGCCGCGATCGCGCGCGAGGGCGATGTGGGTGGGCAGCGTGCGGCGGCAGCGACGCGCGAGGCCTCTGCCGATCGGGGCCTGGAGCTGGCCCGCGTGGTGGCGCGCACGGACCGAGTTCGCGCGATCGATGATGAGATCGCCACGCTCGAAGAAGCTAGAGCCACGCTCGGCGATACCGCCGGCATCGAGACACGTCTGCTCGAGCTGGAGCAGCAGCGGCTCAAGGCCGCGATCGATGAAACCCTGGCGCTCGGCCGCGCGCGCGATGGCGTGAAGGCGTTCTTCGAGGAAATGCAGATGCAGGCGAAGACCTCGGCCAGCATCATCTACGATGCGCTGAACGAGGCGCTCGATCGCACCTCGGCGAACCTGGCGAAGCTCATCACTGGGCAGGGCAAAAAAGGCGATTGGGGCGCGGAGTTCAAGGAAATCGGTACGCAGATGACGGAATCCACCATCAAGAGCGTCATGCAAAAAGGGCTCGGAGCGTTCGGTGGGGTCTTTGGCATTGGCGGCAAAGCGGACGGATCGAGCGCCGCAAGCGCGCTGTGGGTGCGTATCGCAGGCGGCGGTGGCGCGCCGTCATTGCCTCTGCCCGGCGCTGGTGGCGGCGGTGGTGAGGGCGGCGGCGGCACGCCCTGGTTCGCATCACTGTTCAGCGGCTGGATGGCCGGCGGCGGCGATGTGCTTCCGGGGAACATCTACGGCGTCGGCGAAAGCGGCCCGGAATTTTTCATCCCGTCGTCGAGCGGGCAGATCGTGCCGCGTGCGGCGGTGAGCGGCACTTCGGTTCTGTACCACATCGACGCGCGCGGCGCGGACCTTGGCGCCTCGAACCGCATCCGCCAGGCGATCGAAATGTCCCATCGCGTGGCGGTGGCCACGGCAGTGCAAGCCAGCCACGAGCGCGCCCGGCGCGTCCCAAGCAAGTAGTTACCTAACATCTGATGTCCACTTTCAACGGCTGGAACATCATCTCGATGCCTGCCTCGCCCGCTCCGGATGCCATTGAGTGGCAGATGGAGGATGTGGTCGGCGCGAATCGCAGCCCGTTCAGCTTGCAGCAGCAAATCTACGATTGGGGCGCAGCGATTCTGCGGGCCTCGCTCTCGTTCCCGCTGATGCCCAACGCGCAAGCGCAGGCCTGGATCGCGTTTCTCATGGCTGCGCAGGGCATCGGCAACATTTTCAGCTTCGGCGATCCGGTGAATACGGGGCCGCAGAATCCATCCGCGACGGCCGGGTCGGTGAGCGGCTCCGGACAAAGCGGCTTTACGTTGGTCACCAGCTCGAGCGGCCTGACGCCCGGTGATTGGTTCTCGCTCGGTCTGCGCCTCTATCGCGTGACATCGGTTGCGGGCGGCACGCTCGGCATCTGGCCGAATATCCGCGAGAGTCCTGCGGACGGCACGAATCTGGTCATCACGAATACCTCGGGTCTGTTCCGGTTAACGAAGAACACGCGCAGCGTGCACATGGACAAGCACCGCCATCACAAGATCGTTTTCGAAATCGAAGAAGCCATCTGACCTCCGTTCGCTAGCACCTAAGCACCTGGAACTTCTTTGCCGCGCCCCAACGTTTCCACCGCGATGCTCGCCGCGCTCGCTGGCTCCGAGCTTCAGTGCGCCTTTTTCGTTGCAGCGAATTTTGCGAGCGGCCCGGTCTACATGTGGACCGGGTTCGGGCCGATCACCTGGAACGGGCAAACGTGGATCGGCACGGGCTCGCTCGGCTCGGTTTCACCGATCGATGAAGCATCCACCGTGGAGGCGAAGGGCCTCACGCTCACGCTGAGCGGTATCGATTCGTCGCTGCTCGGCGACGTGATGAGTGAGTTCGCGCTCGGCCTGCCCGTCACCGTTTATCTCGGTCTGTTCAATGCCGGCGTCCTGATCGCGAGCCCGATCACCTCATGGGCGGGGCGCATGGATCAGCCGCTCATCGAGGTAGACGGCAAGCTCGCCACGATTTCGATCAATTGCGAAAGTCGGCTACTGGACATGAACACGGCCGTCGATCGCCGCTACACGGCGGACGATCAGCAGCGCGACTGGCCCGGTGATCTCGGCTTCAATTTCGTGAACGCGATTCAGGAGATGACGCTGTACTGGGGTACGGCGCCGACGACTTCAGGGACGATCTGACCATCTCTCGGGGGATCTATGCCACGGATGACTGCGCAGGAAGTGAGCGGATGGTCCAGCGACATGACGCTGGACGAAAAGTGCGCCTGGATGCGCGAGGAGCAGGCCAGAAAGCGCCGCAAGCCGCAAGTTCGGAAAACAAACAAGCTGTTCAATCCATACGGGGGACTCAAGCAAATGGCAACGGCAGCACTGATGCAGGAAGTAGTGCCGGCCGCGGTGTTGGATCCCGCCAGGGCCGCAGCGGATCTTCGGCCCGTATCGCTGGATGTGCCAATTGGCGTTACGCAGCACGATGAGCTGCGCGAGCCGCGGGCTGAGCCGGTGCGTTGCGGCCTGCCTCGCGTTCACCGGCGGGTACCTTTGCCCTTGCCTCCCTCGGTGCGCGTGCCGGTGGTTCAGCGCGTGCGCCCGGAACTTTGGGATGGCATTGCCGCAGCGAACGCACGCTCGAGCTGTCGGCGCTGCACCGGAATTGGCTTCCGCACCGGGCGCGGCGGCCGCGAGGTTGTCTGTAATTGTGTTCTGCGTGGCGTGTTTCGGGCGTGCCTGCGCCGGTACCGCAATTGCTCGATGAAGCTGCCACAGCTTGCGCACGTCAGCTATACGTGCAGTTTTGGACGCGATCGCCGGCGAATGTATGAGCTTAAGAACCAGGATTTCATCGCCGACTTCTACCTAGTCAGCCGCCGCACGCTGGCGAACGATCCCACGCTCTGGCAGATTTTCGACCTGCATCACCTGCAGGGCCACGATTGGAAAATCTGCTGCCGGCAGATCAGGATCGACCGCGGCACGTTCTTCCACGCCGTCTACCGCCTCGAGGAGCGGCTTGGCCGGGTCTTTCGCGAGTTGCGTCCTTACGGGCTGTATCCGCTGGACGAATATTTCGCCGGCTATTTGCGAAAGGATCACGATGACCAGGTATCCGGACTGGCCGGTCAGGTTAGAGCGGTTCCTGCTTGAGCACGAGGGCCACCGCTTCCAGTACGGAACCTGGGACTGCGGTCTGTTCGTCGCGGGCGCGATCCGCGCGATGACGGAGACTGATCCCGCCCTGGACGTGCGCGGCCTGTACGCGTCTCGAACCGAGGTTATGGACCTGATGCGCTTGCATACCGGGACAGCGCGGCTGAGCGGGATGGTTGAAAGGATCGCCACGCGGATGGGGATGCCGGAGATTCCGGTTTCGTCGGCGTGTCGCGGCGATGTGTTACTGTTGCGGCGTTCGCGTGGAAATTCACTCGCGCTGATGGCGCTGGATGGTCACAGCGCACTGGTTTTGGGATGGAAAGGCATCCGCAAAATCGCCGAGCCCGCGATCGCCCGCGCCTGGCGAGTGTGACGGCGACGTTTTCTGCTGCTCTGGCGGATACGAATGCTGCTGCCGGAGTGCTGAAGGACATTCCGTAGCTGATGATGTGAGGACAATCGAGCCCTGTGAGGGCGATGTATATGTGCTCATGTGTGAAAGTCCGGACTTGACCTTGCATATCGCCCTGTCCGATGCACTCGCGACTGTCAGATTTGAGGCAAGAGCGCACTTCCGGAAGCCAAACTTCAAACTAGGCCCGATTCGTTCGTGGCCACCAAGGACCCCCAAATCTCAGCAACGCGGGTTTCCGTCAAGTTTGACTGGAGGTTTACAGTCATAAGAATTAGCTTCCGACCCCCGGCCGTCGCTCGCCCAGGGCGCGCCAGCCCGCGCGAAACACGAAAATCAGCGAAAATAACAAAAACCCATGCGCTGGCGCCGAGGACTCGTCGTTGCTGTTCTTTCCGCGGTGCTGCTCATGGTGGCGGATGTCTTCAAAAACATCATTGCCACTATCCTCTACGATCCATCGAAGCACGTTTCGTACACCAATAAATGGGTAGCTCTGGCCCTTGCTTTCTTGGCTGCACTGGTCGTTGGGGCCTCCGCGTACAGGGTGTGGAAGCGCGATAAAACGGACAGAGCCGAGGAACCCGGCCAGCCGCATCTGGAAATGCGTCAGAGGCTCATCAATCGTGTGCTGGAGTTCGCCCAATCCCAATTCGATAGCGGTCTTTATACCAAGGCCCGTAAGGAGTTTCACCTTGCCGAGCGGCCGTTGCGCATCACCACGGTTGAGGATCGCGCTTTGGAAGTCACGATTGAGCATTATTACCGGAGCCTGCAGGTGCCACTGGTCATCTTAGGCGAGCCGGGGACCGGTAAGACTACGCTGCTCTATGAACTCGCCACACTACTTGCGCCTCGCAATGACTACGACCCGATATCGGTTCCGTTTGGCCTCTCGAACTGGGCGCTGAGCGAGGGACCGCTCGAAGAGTGGCTCGCGGCCGAGCTAAAGCGCGACTACGGCGTCAGCCTTTCGCTCGCCAAATCCTGGGTGAAGAACGAAACAGTTTTGCCGTTGCTAGACGGCTTGGACGAAGTGCCCGCGGCAGGACGCGCCGGCTGCGTAGATCGCATAAACGCGTACCGAACGGCACACCCGGAGATCAAGCCTGTGATCACATGCCGCGAAGCGGAGTACGGGGAACTGAAGGGCGGCATCGAGGCTACATCAGCCGTGGTCGTGCGCACGCTTGATCGCCCGGAGGTGAAAACGTTTCTCGAAATGAACGCGCAAAAGTTCGGCGGGCTGCGCAGAGCATTGGATACCGAGCCCGGCCTGTGGGATCTGATGACCACACCCCTAATGCTTTGGATTGGGACGTTTGCCTTCGAAGACGATCACGTTCTACCGGCAAGCACGGAAGTCGACCAGATGAGGGAACATCTATTTACGCGCTACGTGAACCAGATGCTGAGGCGGGAAAGAGGTCAAGATAATTCGCGCCGTGATGAACTGTTTTCTGTACCGGCTGCCAAATTCTGGCTGCATCAGACAGCGGTGTGTATGGGACGCGCTGGGTTGTTCAGCTTTCATCTAGAGGATCTTTCTGTGAATTGGCTGCCGGAGCCACAGGGTCAGGCAGCCAATTGGAGAATGCGTGAAGTCGTCGCGCTGGTCGGCGGGCTGGGTGGCGCGCTGGCCGGTGCGGTGGTCGGCTGCCTGGACGGCGGGCTTGTCCCTGGGCTGGTTGGCGCGGTGGCGGGCGGGCTTTTCTCCGGGCCGGCCTGGCTGGTGGGGGGCGGCGGGCTGGGTTCTCTGGGTCCCGTTGACGCAATCAATTGGTCTGGCGCGGGAGCGATAAGGGGGCTGGCCGGCGGCGGGCTGGTCTTCGCGCTGGGCGGCGCGCTGGCCGGTGGGGTGGTCGGCTGGCTGGCGCGCGGGCTGGTCTTCGGGCTGGGCGGCGCGGTGGCGGGCGGGATGGTCGTCGCACTGGTCCTCCTGCTGTTCGGCGGGCTGTCTGCCTCTTCAGTGCAACAGAGGTCTGTTGTAAACGGGGGGCTTAAACAATCAGCAACCTACGCGGGAAGGATGTGGTTTTGTGGTTTGCTCAGTTTTTCGGTAGCTCTTTTGGTGAGGAGCCAGATCAGTAACCGTCAAATCGATATTCTCGGCGCTGTATTTGTTTTGTTTGCGTCCCTGTGCCCCTATCTGATGGTACTCGGCTTAGTAAAAGGCGGCTGCTTTTGCATCCAGAACCTCACGATGCGCTACCTTCTCGCGCGAAGAAAACATATTCCATGGCGCTATGCGACCTTCCTCTATTTTGCGGTCGAGCGGGTTCTGATGATTCGCCAGGGAGGTTCGTTCCGCTTTATCCATCGCATGCTTCAGGAGCACTTGGCTAAACATCCTCCTGCCGAGCAGCCGCATGCGCGCCCGTGACTTCATTCGCGCTTTCCAGCGTTGCCGTTTCCTTTTCCATGGTGCGCTGGATTCGACCGCGCGACCTTGAAAACGTGTCCGCTGATTCCAGCGGCGCATTCGATGTCCGTGAGGTCAAGTTGAAGCTATTACAGCTTCATGTATCCGGATCACCTGCGCATGGAAGCGTACGAGGGCATCAAGGTCGCATGGCACGCAATCTTCGGTCCGGATACGCCGCGGGTCTGATTCTCGATGGCGTCGCGACCATTGCCACAATACAGACACCTCCGAAGTTTGGGCCTGCTGGCACCTAACACCTAACACCTGAAACCTGCCTTTTCGATGTCCAAGTTCCTCACCGAAGCGATCGGCGCGGCTGAAATCGCGGCGGGCGCGTTCGCCGAAGCCGCAGGCGCAGGGCCGCTCGGCCAGTTCCTGATTTCTGCGGGCATCGGCACGGTCATGTCGGGTATCGGCACGATGCTCTCGCCGGGGCCGATGCAGGGCCTCGCCACCACGGTACGCAACCCGGTTGCGCCCTGGCGTGTGGTGTACGGCCGCGCGCGTGTGGGCGGAACGGTCGTCTACATGCATATGTGGCCGGGTACGGGCGGCGGCAGCGATCAGATGCTCGATCTGGTGATCGTGCTGGCGGCGCATTCCTGCCAGTCGATCGACGCGGTTTTGTTCGACATGCAGCGCGTGCAGATCGATACAACGGCTGCGGCTCCGGGCGCGGCGGCGGGCAGCGGCTCGAGCTTTACGCCCGTTCAGCAGAAAGTTGTGATCGCGAGCATCGCCCGCTCGAACGGCGTGGTGACCGTTCAGCTCAACGCGAACATCCCGTATCTCATCGCCGGCGATCACGTGCAGATCACCGACGTGCCCGGCGACACCACTCTGAATGGTACGTTCCAGGTCGCGGAAATTCTCAGCCAGGTGTTCGGCAATCCGGGCAGCATCACATTCACGTACCTTTCGGGCGGCATCAATTCCAACGTCACGAATGCGGGCCACGTGCATACGCAGTGGGCGGATTACGGCCGCACGGTTTATTTCGAACTCATGCTTGGAAACCAGGGGCTCGGCCACACGTTCGCCGGCATGACCGAGGGCACGCCGCTCGATGGCAACATGGGCGCGTGGGTGTATCCGGAAAGTCCTGAGCCCTTTTCGAGCGATGCTCAACCGAATCCGTGGACTGCGAACTGCTCGCTCCAGGGCAAGACGGCAGTTTTTCTGCGGCTGCATTACTCGAGCAAGTATTACAAGGGCGGGCTGCCGCAGATCAGCTTCCTGATGCACGGGAAGAACGACATCCTGGATGTGCGCACTTCGCCGCCTTCGACCGGCTACACCGAAAACGCAGCACTGTGCATCGCTGATTTTCTCTCGAACCAGACCTGGGGATATAAGGCGCAGTATGGAACCGAGATCCCCACGGCGAACCTGATCGCCGCGGCGAACGTGTGCGATGAGCCGGTCGAGCTCGCCAACAGCGGCAGCCCGCCGCGCACCGAGCCGGCGTATGCGCTGAACGGCACATTCGAAGTCACCATGAAGCGCGGCGAGGTCCTGCGCAACATGCTGACTGCGTGCGGCGGCCGAATTACATATACCGCCGGGCAGTTCATCATCTGGCCGGCGGCGTGGGTCGGATATCAGTTCGCTATCGGCTCGAATCCGGGCGGCGGCGTGGTTTCGCTGCCGGCGTTCTCGCAGATTGCTGCGGGACCGATCCGCTGGCGTCCCACGGTCGCCCATCGCGATTTGTTCAATGGCGTGAAGGGCACGTATATCTCGCAGGCGAACAAGTGGCAGGCGACCGATTTTCCGCCGTATTGCCAGGATTCACTGCACGGCTACAGCGGGCCATCGGGCTACGAGGGCGATGCGAACCTGGCGGCGGACGGCGGCGATCGACTCTGGCTCGATATCCAGCTTCCGTTCACGATTTCGGCTTGCGCCGCGCAGCGTCTGGCGAAGATCGAGCTGCTGCGCCGGCGGCATTTCGGCACGGGCACGCTCGTGCTGAACATGACCGCCTACCAGATGGCGGTTCCCGATCCGATCTACGTGAGTATCCCGTTCCTCGGCTGGAATCAGAAGCAGCTCGAGGTGATCGATGAACGCCTGCGCGTCGAAACCGGAGGCGCCGAAGGCCAGGGGCCGCGCCTGGTGGTGGAACTCGACGTTCAGGAGACCGACGCCAGCATTTATTCCTGGTCGACTTCCGAAGAACTCACGCCGCAGGGGTACACGCAGCCCTTCATTCCGGCGACGTTCCTGCCTACCGAGCTGATTCCGGGTTTCGATACGCCGTATCCGTGGGAGCCCGGTTACATCGGGCCGCTGGTGGGCGATGCCGTGTTCACCGGCCCGGTGGGGGGCTCGCCGCCGGTGAATGAAGGGCGCGGGACGTTTGGAATGCAGGTGATCTACGGCATCGACGCGCAGGGCCACGCCACGGCCAGCATGGAAATCCAGGGCGTGCTGCCGCCGAATCAGCTTTCGAGCATTGATCCGCCGCAGATCACGTGCGCCGTGGGAACCGCGGGGAATCTGCCGCCGGGCATCTACATCGTGGCGGCTTCGGCGCTCGATACCGGCACGCCGCCGAAAAACAGCCCGCTCTCGGTTCCGGTTGCGGTCACGATTCCGGCATCGAGTCCGCCGGCGAATAATGGCTCGATCGAGGTCGCGATGAGCTGGCCTGCGGGCTCGAATGGCGGCGAGATCTACATGGCCGAGGATTACACCGCGCCCGGCTCGAGCGCCTCCGGGTACTACTTCCAGCAGTCGCTGACTTCGGCGCAGACGACCGCCACGATCACCGCATTCGATCAGATCACGCCCGGTGCGCCCGATGCCACCTTCGATCATCTGGCGGTCGCGTGGAAAAAAGTGGTGCACGGCGGCCGCTTCGCCGCGCAGGTGCAGGCAGTCACCGCAAACACGGTCACGCTTGCGCTCAACGGCGTTATAGCGAATCAATACGCCGGCAGCGTGCTGACGCTTTACGGCAAGCAGGATTCCACGCAGGAATTGATTGTCCTGAACATGCCGATCGCCTCGAACACGGCCAGCTCGAGCGGCCTGTTCACGTGCACCATCGGGGCGAATGCAGCGGGTTACACGCTGCCGGATCTCACGAAACTCCTGGTCGTGGGCGACCTGCTCGTAATGCGCATGAATCCGACGTTCACCGCGACCAGCTTCTCCGATCCGCTCGTGGCCAATGCGCTCTATCCGCAGGGTGCGACCGCAGTTGAGGCCGGTCACGTGGCCGTGGTGTTGAGCGGCGAGGACGCGGGCGACGTGCAGACGATCGCGAGCGTTTCGGTGGATGGCAGCGGGCATTACACGATTTTCGAGCTGGCCGCACCCTGGACCATCACGCCCGCTGCCGGCGACATCGTCATTATTTGTGAGGCGGCCTGGGGTCCGGAGTTTCACACGCATCCGTTCTCGGTCCCGAGCCGGGGCGCGGTGAGCGGCGTGGTGGCCTCGCCCGAAATTGCCAATCTCGCCGGCCAGACTTGGCTGTTCATTGTGCGCGCGCAGAACACACAGGATGATAACGGCCTGGATCTCTACGCGCCTATGCGCGAGATCTACGTGTTCGGCGCTCTGGGCACGCGGACCATCTACACCTCGCAGACCATGCTGTCCACCGACAAAACCATCAAGGTGGATGCCAGCGCCGGCGATGTGGTCTTTACGCTGCTGCCCTTTTCCACGCTGCCAAACGAGGACCTGTTCATCCAGAAAATCGATTCCACGAGCAATGTCGTTACCTGGCAGACCGCCGGGGATGCCGGCCAGCAGTACACGATCTCGTTCGAGGGCTTCCTGGCCGTTATCAATGATGTGGCTCCGGACGTGATCGTCGAGACGCCCGCGCCCTCGGTTTACCAGGTGCTGGCCACGATCCGTGCGGCTCCAGTCGGCAGCGCTGTCGAATTGCGCATCAACCAGAATGGCGTTTCCTGGTGCACGCTCACGATTCCGGCCGGAGCCTATCAATCGAACATCGTTTCCGGAGGCACTCTCGGGGCGCTCGTGGCGGTCGATGTTCTGACGTTGGATATCACGGCGGTGGGTTCCTCGAATCCGGGGGCGGATCTGACGGTGTTCATCCAATTCGCGGCCGGCGTGGGTGTGGACACGGTGAACGGCCAGACATCCGGCTTCCTGCTGAGCCAATGGGACGGCATCACGATTCACATCCACGGACAGGGATAGATGGGGCAAGCGCTCGGGTTTTCGACCAGCGGCGCGGGATCGACCGGCAATCCGCTGGTGATCTCCGTTCCCGGCACGCTGGCAATCCAGTCGAATGCCGGCCAGGTGCCGGCATTTTACAACCGGGCGACGGCGCTGCAGGGAGCCACGCTGCAGGTGGGCTCGGCTCCGCTGGGCGCGTCGCTGGTGGTGCAGGTAGCGCTGGTGACTTCGCCGCTGACCGTGCTTTTCACGCTTACGCTGGCTGCCGGCTCGACCGCGGTCTCGGCGACCGGCGCGCAAATTTCCGCCGCAGCTTCGATCCCGGCGAAGACGCCCGTGGTGGTCAACATCACCGCGGTCGGCAGTACCTTTCCGGGGCAGAATTTAACGCTGAATCTCTGGTGAGGAAAAAATGAATCGATCTCTCGACGCACTCCATCCCGATTTCAAAGCGAAAGCCATCGAACTGCTCGCGCGGGCTGCCGAGGCCGGTTATCCGCTGATGATTATTGAGACGCTGCGCACGCCGGAAGAACACGCGGCGAACCTCGCGGCGGGCCGCTCGTGGACGCAGCACTCGAAGCATCTCGACGGCCTGGCGATGGACGTTGCGCCTTATGCGACGTATCAGCTCCACGGCGCGAACAAGCTCGACTGGGACGCGGCCGATCCCGTATGGCAGACGCTCGGCGAAATCGGCGAGAAGCTCGGTCTGCGCTGGGGCGGCCGATGGCAGCAGAAAGACATGGGTCACTTTGAGCTGGAGGAATTCGTCCGCCCATCACCTCTGACGGCCTAAAGAAACAAGACACCCAATTTTGTCTGGACTGCGAAAGCAAGCTCTGTTAAATTATTGAAGATTGTCGGTCGAGTTGTAGTTTGCCACGTGTTACCGGACGCAAACGGTTGGGGGTGTTGTCCTCTAACGGGTCCTGTCAATCGGTATCGCTCTCGGGCTCAAGGAGGCTCCCACATCATGCGCCACTCCCCCTTCGTGATGCTGCGAGCAGTCGCAGCACTTCGCCAAAAACTATCGCTACAAATGAAATCTTCGGTAAAACGGCTGGCAATCACAGCATGCCTAATAGTAACTTTCTCATGGCTGACAGGTGACACGGCCGCACAAATCACTCTTCAGACGTCGATCGGAGAGGCGATAGACGGACTCGGCAAGTTGGCAAAGACACTCGAGGAGTCTGGTCACTCTCTGCTTGACCACGGCAATGTTGTTGCCGGGCAGCAGCAGCTCGTTCTGGCCGGTGTACTTGCTGGGACTATTAGTCAACTAAAAGACGCATATTCATCTTCACTTAGCAAAACAATCGACGGATTGGAGCTTGAACAGAGAAACGCGTTCGAGCGACTTCTAATGGCTGCTGGAACTTTAGGCAGTCTCGAGAATAAGACATCGTCTGACCTTGAGAACCTCGTCACTCAGACGCGGAACTCGGCGCACTCTTTACTCGATCGAATACCTTTGACAAATAAAGACCCCATATACTTTGGAATGCAGACGCGTGATGTGTTGTCGAGCTTTGATCCATCACCCGACGACATAATAGTGCTTGGATATCATTTTGTGGACAGTCACCTGAATTGGCGCAAACCTGAAATTACTGTTGACGATCAGCCGATCGATTCAAAGAACGTCAACCCGGAATTTGATCGCATCAGAGTTAACTTACCGGAAGAGCTGCGAACCAAACTCAAAATGGCCAACGTTCCATGCGACCCGATGAAAATATTCCGGGTAAATGCCCGCATCTTTTATACGAATGGCCTCTTCCACACTTACCACTATGTGGACTTCCAACGTCAAGCTCTACCCGGCAGACGGCTGTATTCATTCCAAGCGCATGTCGAAGGATCTCGCACGGCAAACCAGCTTGTCCCGAACTCTTACTCGAATACATCGAATCAGGTTACTTTTGGTTGCGAGGAGACTGCGAGCGCTTCGGTTTCGTGGGTTGCTCCGAAGGGTGCCGAACAGATAAACGCACAGGCCCAGTGGGTTAACACAGACAATGTTAAATCACACGCACAGAATGCCGTACCTCCTGCGCCAGGTAGTCTTGTCGCGACCGCATCTGGAACGATTACGGGCTACGACAGGGACTGTATTACCATCCTCGGTGCGCGCGTGTGCAACTGTCGTGGTGGTGGCCACGGCGCTCTTCAGATCTACGGCACCTATATGGTGACGCAGAGTGTGACATCGCCATACGTTCTTGACCGAGCGACGGTATCGCGTGAAAAGGCGGATATCACCCTTCCATCGGAGA